CTCATCGACACGCGAGTTGAGTCTTTTAATTTCAGACAACAGGTGTGTGATCACATAGCCAGACAAGCCGCCAAGTGCTGCAATGGTGGCTAAGTAAAGCGTAAAGAAGTCTGACTGTGTCACTTCTTGATGCCCATAGAAGGATCATTAGGTGAAAGATAGCGCAGTACAGGTGGAAGGATGGAAGCAATACCAGCTGCGATGAGTGCCTGTGGATCTGTGACCCCTGCTGCATACATCGAAATTGCTGCTACTAAAAAGGCTCTTGCCCAAGATCCTGCTGCTGTCTTTAGTTCATTCATTCTTTTGCTCCTAACATAGGTACTTGAAAAAAAGCCCCAGCATCGTCAGCTTCTTTCTTAAAGCTGAAGTGCGCGTGTTTGATGTGTTTGTTAGATCCTGTGTACTTGCGCCACTTCCAGTTAAGGATGCTGGAGCAGATACGCCCATCAAATATGATGTAACTGATTCGCTTTTCTGACTTAGACTTGCAAGCGAGACGAACCTGATCGACAATGTCTGGCATAAGGTCTGGCTTCCCGCCTTTGTGTAAGTCGCGGTCGATGTCAATGGCACGAACCCACCCTTGCTCATCTGGATTATGATCAGACTTGCGAGCAGAGTGTCGGGTATCACCGATCCACCCATCCGAAAGCCGATCTCTATCTGGGAAGGTGTCATCGAACTGTTCCCGAAGCTGTTTAGCAGCCTTACTTAGTTGAGGTTTCATCGGTCAAACTCGGTGTGGATTGTTCCGCTTGTCGGCGGTCGTATTCTGACTTGGGCATTGAAATAAAGTGACCTTCTGCCACTTCAATTTGCACGTGTTCTTTGCCTTCTGAGTCAATAATTGTTGTGATGTTTTCCATTTTATAACTCCGCGCTAAAGCCAACATAAGAGTTGGCGGGTGATGATGAAGTTGAACGGGTCTGAGTTGGTCGGTATTGCACCATACCTGAAGCACCTGCAAGCGATAACAGGAATCCGTCTAGTGTTGATGTTCCTAAAGTAATTGCTGTTACTGTTACAAAAGTTGTGCCGTCATAAGTACGCAATCCAGCCCACTCAACAGCGGTTGGATTTGTTCTCATACGGACTGGGAAATTACCCATTGTTTGCACTTCCGTTGTTGAAATACCCATACCCAATGGCAAAATGTTATCTGTGCTTGATGCCTGAGATGTTGTTCTCCAATAGTACCTTTGGCAAGCGGCTAATTCTCCTTGGATTGTTCCCGTTGCAGTCTGGAATGGTGTTGCCTTTGATCCGTACTCAGCCTGAACACCCCAGATTTGAAAAGTATTATTCTGAACTCCAAGAGATCCAGAACGCGCGTTGTAATCAGTACCAGCAGAAACCATAAGGTTTAGGCGTAGAACATCATCATTGGCAGTTCCTAGAGTTTTACCTGAAATAGAAGGAACAGCAGCAGTCACAGAGTAACGCGCCCAAGATGTCGAAAGTGTGACCTGTCCTGCATAAGTATTAACAGAAGCAGATGGTGAACCGCCTGAACCAAAGAATTGTTGCAACTCGACAGCCATCTTAGGAGTTCCTGATCCAGCCTTAGCCCAAAAAGAAATGGTTGCAGTTTGTCCTGCAAAAGTGCGGACTGACTCAATTTTCTGACCGAACCAAGCATAGTCAGATGCAGCAGATTGTGAAGCTGTAATCCCCTGAAGAAATGTTTTTGATTCGTATCCTGCAACTGGAGCTGTGCCTAATGTAAAAGATTGAGGTGTTACTGTAAATGTTCCGCCTGAGTTGCTTTGAAACCAGCGATCAAAATTAAATAGTACACTTGTTGTGTTGCTTGTGAAGTTTCTCTGATTCCAAAAAAAGTCACCATTGATAATCTTGTTCTTACCAGCTTGACCATAGCCCAGATTCCAGACAGATGTGTCAATAGCATCGCCTAATGCGCGGATGTCCTGTGCGCCATTTTTTACAAGGCTGCTGTTATCTGGCTCAGCCCAGCCATAGTTCGGTGATAGTGCCATTAGGTTAAAGCTCCTGTCGCGTTAGTCCAAGTTAGTATAGCATTCACGCCATCCCAATCTAATGAGGCTGGCAATACTGTTTCCCATTGAGTTGTGGATAATGAGAAGTCTGTTGCTGAAATGTAAAGAGTCATTTCAGTAAAACTAGGTGTTGCTCTAAGTGCCACATTCTCGACAAAGCCATCGAACTGACCATCGAGCAAGTTGCTTGGCAAGTTAGTAATAAGCATAGGCTGACCAAAAAAGACCCCGATAAGGCTGTCAAGCATTGCAGTTGGGATGTCTGGATTGTCTAGGCGAAAGGTAATTGCCCCCAGAGATGCTCTAGGGTTAGCGCGCAGTTTAAGCTCTCTAGAGGCGATATCCGTGATGTCTGCAAGGTTCTTAATGTTAGAGTCGAATGAACGCTCAAAAAGCCCGTAAGAGGCTATGGAGTCCGCATCAGAGATACTGTATGTGCTGCCGTATCCTGTGGCGTAGCGATAGATAAGGCTGTTACGTAAGCGAGCAGTTTGAGTTGTTGAGCTGATAGAGGTCGGTGTTGCATACGCGCCATCGATGTTAGTAAAGCCATTTGCTGCAAGATAGTTAGATCTGTGATCGGCATCGTCATATGAGACATTCCCGTCCTTTTCCTCATGGATCTGACCGAGTGCGCTATTGGCAATCTGATCTGCAAGTGTCTGAGACTTAGCAGTTGCGTTAGCAGCCAGAGCAATCATTGTGTAGAAGCCTGTGTCAATAGTACCTATGTAGGACTCAGCTTCATCCCATGTCGTAGTTGCTGGGTAGGTATCCCATGTGACAGTAGGTGTCACTTCTGCCCATGACAGATTAAGAGCTGCGCCTAGAATGTCTGCAATCTGTTCGCCATCTAATTCTTCAACTAGGGCTGTGTTATAAACAGCCTTGACCAGTTTAGCAAGTGAGCCAATGCCTAAGATCGTGCCTGTGGTGATGTATCCGCTTTCCTCTGGACTACGCACACCGATGTTAAAGTCTGAGACCTCGCCACCGAATACAGTCACATAAGTGCCAGAGCCATTTTTTAGCTCCAGAGTAATTGGCTCTGTGACATTGATTGTAAAAGGCGCATTAGTTGTATTGATGATCTCTACTCGGCAGTAACCTGCTGTGCATTGCCTGTCAATGTCTAAGCGACCAGATGCAAACGACACAGAGGTAACAGTCGTATAGACATCATCACCTACTGTTACTCGCCACTCTGGAAGCCATGTCATCCGATTGTGTAGCCTCTCAATGTGCCGCGTGTAGCTGCATCTGTAAGAACTTGATCGATGGCTTCTGCAATAGCGTTAGGGTCACCGATACCTGCCTGCACAGTAATGTTGATAATATCGCCTGACTCAGTGGCTCTAAACCTTGCAGGGTCAAAAGTAGAATCTGCTGAGATGCCAGTACGACCAAGTATTCTCATCATTGCCAGTTGTGATTGCTCATCAACCATGCTGCTACTAGAGTTGGCAATTATCTCATCAATGTGTTCTTTGAGTAAGAAGTTGATCGCTGTGCCTGACTCTGTGCCTTTGCGTAGATCGATTAATGAATCTAAAGCAGGATTGCCAGTGTTGCTGCCATTACCGCCACCGCCACCGCCTGCGGATGGAGTCGTAGGCACTAGAGTTTTGGTACCTTGAAGCCTTAGCAATTCAAGCATCTTGGCAATGGCTGCATCTAAGTTGTCAAGATTGATCAAGTCCTTTGGCTTTAGGCTATCAAGGATAGACTTGATGTCTTGGAGTTTTACATTCTGACCAGATAGCACACCAAGAATTTTCAGATCCTCGTTCAGCTTCTTGGTTGCTGCTGTAATAGCCGCTTCATCCTTAGAGGCAATAGCATCTTCCAGAGCAAGGATTGACTTTTTGACATTTAGGCGAGCAGTATCGTTAGCAATCTGCAAGACCTGTGCGCTAGATGTTGCCTTGCCTAATTGCTCAGCCTGGTTAGTTAGGGCTGCTGCAATCTGGATCTTGTCCATGTCAAAGACTTCTTCACCCTTTAGAAGGGCAAGGTTAGCCTTGTCTATGGCTTGCTCTAGTCTCTTATTCTTCAACTGCGCGGCAGTCTCTTTAGTGAGTGCCTTATTCTGTGCAGTAGTTTTCTTTGTGATAGTAAATTGGCTCTGTAATGATTTTAGGTGAGCGTTATCCGATGCTTTCTGGACAGGTGCTTGCTTTCCAGCCTCACGCAGTAATGTGAGATAAGTACCCACAATAGGAATCATGCCAACATTAACGCTGCCAATGATAGGAAGATCCTTTAACTTTCCAGCCAAGACTCCTATGCCACGGATAACATCTGCAATATACAGAGCAGTCTTTTCCATGTTTGTTGCTAGATCAGCAACGCTAGTATCTTCACCAAGTTTAGTCAGGGCATCGATTAAGCCAGTACCAATAATCTCGCTGACATTAGCAGCGGCAACGCCTAACTTGTCTATTGAACCTTGAAAGGTATTAGCAGCGGCAGTTGCTGATCCTGCGAATGTGCTTTGCAGCTGGTTTGTGATGTCCTCAAAAGACTTAGCCTTCAAGTCTGCCTTTGAAATACCTACACCCAAGCGAGATAGGGCTGCATTATTTCCTAGATATGCGCGACTCAATGCCGCTGTGACTGAGCCTAATTCCTTGCCAGTCGATGCTGAAATGTCTAAGGATAGATTAAGAAGCCTTTGTGCTTCTGCTGTGTTGCCTGTGGCTACTGCAAGAGTCTGATAAGCAGGGCGTAAAAGATCATCGACAATACCAAACTCTGTTTGTAGTCGCTGGATGTATTCTTCTGATGCAGCGGCATCTCGACCAAGCCCAACATTCTTAAGAGCTAGGGCTAACTGTTGCTGCGCCTTCTGATCGGCTGCCGCTGCTTTAACAGAAGCCTTGCCATAAGCCAACACTTGAGTAGTACCAAAAGCCAAACCTAAAGCTCCTGCCAATTTCTTGACATTCTTGGTCATCTTTTCTGTTGCTGTGTCAGCTTGCTTGAAAGCCTTTTTGCCTACGAACTCAGCCGCTAAACTGATCAGTACTGATGGCTGAGCCATTATTTAACCCCCACTGCTGCATCAAATTTTGCTTTAGAGTTTTCGATAGCTTTAATAACTGCTGCATTAGTCTTACCGCCATCTTCAGCCCATGCACGAAAGATCGCACGACCTTTCATTTTACGAGTTGCACGACCCGCTTGTCCTTGTTGTCTCTGATAAGCATTGACAATAGGTGAGGTACGACTCATAGCATCGATAAACTGCTGACCAGCATTAGGATTATTGCTAAGAGATTCACCCTTAGATCCAGATCGTATTGTTTTGCCAAAGTTAGTGTGTCCAGGTGCAACAACCTTTTTTAATCCAGCCTGGGGTCTGCCTTGTGGATTCAATCGACCAGCAGTCTCATAGATAGATCCTGAAGGCGAAGCATTATAGATACTAGCAAGGGAACGAAAGCCAGAACGATTAACTTTAGATGGCGTTGTTTTGTACCCAATGCCACGCTTAGCCTCAGAAGATGACCAAACTCGATTACCCCAAGTGCCGTTATTGCTTTTAGCCCATCCGCTTAATGGTGCGCTGGAAGGAATAAAGCCTTTGGCTTTAGAAGAAATAGGTTTTAAGATTCCCGCTATTTCTTTTTGAGTTTCTCTAGCAAGATCAGGCGTAAACTCTTTAAGGGCTTTACGAAGTGCGATTGCGCCTTTTACCTCTGTTGGCATCGCTCACCTCTTTCGCTTCATCCTTGAGCCCTTGCACTAGTGCATCGAGCATTGTCTTATCTAGATCTAACAATTGCTGTGGCGCGATTCCCAACCTAATGCTTAGCCTAGCAATCAGGTAGGTGAATGGAAGATCGCGCTTTAAGCTAAAGGGTCTGAGTCTAGAACCTCGACACTCTTAAGTGTCTCGATGAACTCAATACCGAAAGGCTTAACAGTTTCACCTGATCTGCGTGTTACTTCCCATGCTAACCAATAGACATCGCTCTGCTTTTCTTCATCGCGAAACGCCTTATGGAAACCCTTTTTAGCGTACTGCTCGAATGAGTACTCCACTGCTGGAGTGATCTCGCCTTCTAGTACGCTTCCATCTGTACGAACTATCTTTAGTCTTGCCATGGTTTGCCCCTTTATTCTTTGTTTAGAATGTGCCTGTTGTGGCTACTGCAACTGTTGAGTTAGCAGTGAATGTGATTGACTGTGTAGCCATATCGCCAACAGCACCATTGATGTCTGTTGTGTTGTTAATTAACAATGAGACTGTGTAAAGAGGGTTTGTAGCAGATACTGCTGTTCCCTTTTCTTGCAAGAATACGCAGGTTACTGTTGTACCCCATGCAGCTTGTAGTGTTGCCAATACATTTGCTGTTGCTGTGTCATTTAGGAAATCGATTGTTACAGATGATGCTTCCAAGCCCTTAACGAACTTGTGCGCTGTGTCGCCCATCGCTGTGACTTCCAATTCGTCAAATGTGCGATTCAGAGTAATGCTTGTGACATGGTCAGAAAGATCAACAGTGTTAATCTTCACGCCTACTTTATTGTTTAGAAATACAGCCATGAGATTATTCCTCGTCTTTCTTAGTAGTTACTGGCTTTGGTGCTGGTGTGCTTACTTGCCCGATTTTCTTCAGGAAGTCAGCGTTTTCTTGTTCCCACTCGGACATGTTTAGCTCCAACTCGTTAGGATTGATACGGACATCTCGCAGCTGAGAAGGTCTCCCGATGCAGCGTTGAGAATACTTGGTGCGCTTATTGCGCTTACATTATAGGTCAAAGATGATGCTGCGAGCTTAGCGAACACGCTACAGACTGTATCTTCAATCCCGTTAAGGTTTCCCTCATTGTCAAACAATGGCACAGTCATAACAATCTTAAAGTTAGCCATTGGGCTAATGCCTATGTGCTGATTGTTGCTAGGCGTTAAGTAAGGATCATCTGGAGACACAATCACAGAGTTAGCCAAGACTGTTGCAGGTGGAAAAGCAAAGGTCTGCCACTTAGCGTTATCTACTAGAGCAGTGGCTAATGTGGTTCTAAGAGTAGTGACGGCAACGGGCATTATCCCACCATCGAACGCGGATCAAGTGCGTGAGCGATCAATCCTCGCACCTTAGCGAGAAGCTGTGCGCTCATTCGGTAAGGGCTTGGCTGGAAATCTACAGCGTTACTACCTGAAAGGGTTGCAGTACGCGCTTGCCAGATTTCAACAGATATCATAAGAGCCGCGGATTGGATTGCTTTATCTTCTGCCCAATCAACATAAACATCTGCTGTAACTGTTCCGAACGGAAGGACAGGATGCTTAGGAGCGGGAACATTGTTGTTGCCAGTAATTGCAAAAGTGATGCTATAAGTATCAACCGCTGTAATGGTTTTAGATCCATTAAACTTTGAGCGATTGCCTGAGACTACAACAGTCTGGCCTACATAGAATACTTCATCGACAGGCTCTTGAAAGAATAGAGTGCCTGTAGAAGCTGTGTTGCTGTGTGCGATATTAAAATTAGTGTTAGCCCATAGCATTGGAAGTAGGACTGCATCTGCGCTATCGCACACTTCCTGTAAAGTGGCATCAGGATACAGCGTACCGACTCCGAGAGTTGATCGAAGCTCTGCAACTGTTGTAAGTGCCATTCCTTTTCCTTTCTAAAGACTCTAGGGGATCAGAGGGCTACTGACCCCCTAGAGCGACTTAGTGTGGTTCTATTATGAAGCGTTGAACCAGTTCGCGCCAGCCGCTAACTTAGTGGCGAGTGCTCCCTGACCGAATAGCAGAATGTCTACTGTTCCGTCTGAGTTAATGTTTGTGCGAAGTTGCTGACGAGCACCCTCGTACCATGTGTAAGCATCTGGGTTGATAACAGCCATTGAGTAATCAGCAGTACCGACTCCGCCAGAACCCTTCATGTAACGAGATACACGAAGGTCAAGACCTGCGACTGAACCGCGAAGGCTTGTAGGTGTGAGTGCGCCACCTGCGTTTTGAGGATTAGCAGCGATGTAGATTGGTCGTCCGCCATCGTTGTAGCTCATGATGTTAGCCCATTGTTCTGGTGTAACAACAATGTTGCGAGCGAATCCAAGTGATGCTGAATAAACTGCTGCTGCAGCACTTGATACATACTTTAGCAAACCATCGGCTGAGTTAGCCTGTGCTGTTGCGTTAAGAGTACCTGCGCCCTGAATAGCTGTTGTTACAAATTCTTCAGTATCTTTTGCGTAAGCAAATTCCATCTGAACAAGAAGCTCGTCTAGGAATGCAGGTGTTGAATTTGTTAGCAACTCTAGAGTTGTAATTGCACGACCCTTGAAAGACTTCTTTGTTACTGTGATGTATGAAGCTTCAAGTTGTGATTCTGTAACTGCACCATTCTCATCGATCTGATCAACTAGAGGCACTTCAGTAATCTTTGGAAGTTCAAAAGTTTTTCCAAATTCTGGCATTGTGCCACGAGTGACTGAGTCAATCATTGGACGATCTGCGTTAGAAAGGAAGTTAAGTAGCTGTGTGCTTTGTGGTGTTGGGATAAATCCTGCACCTGTTGTCTGATCGTTGTCAGCAGCGCGTAGCCATTGACGAGATTCATCATCACCAAAGAGGTTAGCCTTTAGTGTGTTTTCCAAGTAATTACGCTTTGTGATTTCGATTCTTGGAGATGTGTAGTACATCGCTGTTACAGTAGGGCGAGCAGCCTCGACAGGTGCTGCCTCTACTGCAGGTGTTGCTTCGACTGCTGAAGTGGTATCTTCCACGGCTGTCTCGCTTTCTGTAGTTGGGTTTTCTTCAGCAGGGGTAACTTCCTCTGCTGCGATCTCTAGCACCTGAGCAGACTTAAAGGCTGGCTCTGTTACGAGAGAAACTTCTTTTAATTTAGCCGCTGTAACGACTGTGTAGCCATTGCGTGATGGCTTAGATGCAAGGATCTCTGCGCCTATGCTTAAACCAGCAACCAAATTTTCGCTTGCCATGATTAAAGCATCTGTGCCAGCCTGTGAACGGCTTAGCTTAAAAGTTGCGTAAATACCATCTTCACGAACTTCAGCAGCAGTCATACGACCGACAGGCTTCTTCATGTCGTGCTGTGACAGTAACTTAATCTTTGTTGGGTCTGCAATCTCAATAGATCCTGCCTCAAAAGCATAAGATCCAAGATTAGTGCTGCCAATCTCATCAATACCGAAAGGCACTATCTTGCCGCTGATTTCGCGCTTTTCTTCATTGCACTCAATCATTGTGGCTTCAATGTATAAATTTTCCATTAGCCTTCACTTCCGTTAGGTGTTAGATCTTCCATCTGCATTGCTTGTTCAATTGTAATTAAACCAAGCGAAAGCATCTTTTCAATTACAAGCAAACGCTCCATTGGTTCAACGCGAAGGAAACTAGAATCGAGATCAAACTTGACATAGTGTCCAGCCGTAGAGATGTCGTCCATACTTAAACGCTGTTCGATTGCGGAGATGTACGGCTGAAACGCTAGTGCTACCAATTGTTTTCTTTCATCAAGAATGTTTGCATATGTCATTGATGTGTTCATGTCTGCTGATAAGTAGTAAGCAGGTATTCCGCACAAACGACTGATCTCTGTTGCAAGATTCTGAATCGCCTCGTTGTACATCATGTCTTTAGGACTAAAGCCAATATTCTGCGCTTCAAGAGTAGATGTTAAGTATGCAGTTGAACGAGTTTGTCTAGCATTTTTCCATGATGATAAAAGTGCCTGAACTTCATTGGGTGGAAGATCCGCGCCAGAGTTACGAAGCACAGTTGTAGCCATTGGAGTTTGTGCAGCTACAGCGGCGGCTTTTTGAATATCAATAGCAGCTTGAATTGTTCTCGCACCTGTTGTAAGCACACCTTCATTAAATGATTGGAATGTAACTAGAGATCCAAGACCAGACATCGGGCGTGGTGATCCATCAACATAATATTGTGTAACAAAAGTGTTAGTGACATTAAGATCAAAAGTGATACGAGTATTAGCAACCCACTCAAAAGATGCTGGGCGATTATCTTCTTGATATGTCTCTGTAACTTCTAGGAAGGCTTGACCAAAGAATAGAAGGCTATCTACCAAGTAGCTAACAGTTACAAACTGTGGCTGTGATTTAGATAGTTGGTGCACCCATCGTGGAGCTGCAATATCTTCGCCTGTTGATTTCTTTTTGTACTCTAGTGGAATAGATCCAATTGTGCACAGAAGATCGCGGCATCGTTTGACGGCTGGTACAGCCATAGCATCTCGTCTGCCAATTACAGGGAATGTAAAGTTGTAGATTGAGTTAATGCCATCGCCCATAATCTTAGGCGCGAGCTGTGCCTCTAATATTTCTGGCTTACGCGAAAAGATACCCATAGACAGAAATTGTAGCATTTGTCAAGCAATTAGACAATGTGATAGGGCGTGTCTAAGTATAAATCTGTGGCTTAGGTGCAGGGATCATTAACTTGCTTACTACCATCGCCAGACCAATTGGAGCAGAGATGTCTCCTGCTGACTTGCGCTTAATAATGCGCCACGCGCTGTCATTGACTTTAGCTGCACAGTTATTCATCTGTTGGATCAGCTCTTGTTGCCCGTTATGGACTACGCGAGCATTGACCAAACCTTCTAAGAGATCTCCACATGCTTTGTAAAACTGTTGCCCCGAAACATCCTCGACCATAACTCCAGCATTGGACAAGCGATCTGCAATCGTTTGAGTGGCGTACTTGTCAAAGCAAACTACGCGTGGCTTATACATGTCGCACCAAGCCTTTATACTTGCGGCCATCTTTAACTCATCAATAGCAACCTGAGAGCTGTAAGTCTCCAGAATCCCGATGCCAATCCGCCCATCTGGGAGAAGTTGTCCTGCGACCAATGATCCGTTCCTGCGTGACGGACTGACATCGAAACCAAATACAGTATAAGCCCCAGCAGCCATTTCAAGTGTGCTATCGGATGTGTCCTCTAATACGCCATGCGGCCAAGGGCTACTTAACGAGTCAATCCATTGACAAAGAGTTTCAGTACGCGTGTTCTCAATCGGTGAAGTAGCAATCGCTTCTTCAATCGCTTCTTCTGTGATGGTGTATCCCAAAGAGGGGTTAGCCAAAGCCCATGCAGCACGATCAGTTATCTTGCAGTACTGGGGTGCTGAGTATTCGTAGAAACCGAAGGACTTTGGCGGATAGTCGATGGCTCGTTCTCTGAGGTCGTTAAGAACAGTTGAGAACGCATCTCCAGCATTAGAGGTAAGAAGCGTCTGACTATTTGGGTGAGCTCTAGTAGTTGGAGTTGCTGCTCTAAATCCATCTTCTGTGATTTCTCGGACTTCATCGATGTAAAGTAGCCCGTTGACACTTCGTCCGCGAGATCCATCTCTAGTAGCTGCAACGACATCAAGGCGCGCTCCAGAGAGCATCTCAATAGACTCCGTGCCATTAGCGTGTCTAATTTGTTTGACGAATCCTTTGAGGTGGTCATTGGTCTCCAATAGGTGAGTGACTTGTCTGAATGTGTCTAGTGCCATGCTTCTGTTAGAAGACATGATAAGCACATTGGTATTCCACTTGATCAGGTGAGCCAGTATCAGCATGCGTGCTAAGTGGGTCTTGCCATTCTGGCGAGCGACCAAAATCAGGTTTGTCTTGCGAACCCACATGCCTTTCTTGTCCACAGTAAGCATGTCCTTCAATACGAATTCCTGCCATGGCATTAAGTCCATCTTGACGATAGCGCATAGATCTTTTACATCTTGCAGCTTGTTTTCGCCCTTGAGAAGTGGACTGTGAAGCCGTGGTTTGGTTGCCCCTCGTAAGGCTTTGCTCTTTTTAGGCTTAGTTGTCATTGACTCGGACTGGGTCGGGTCTTAAAAGGACTGTCCAGCATCGGTTCGGACTGCATCGGGGAGATATAGGTTGA